TGATCCTTTTTGGTGGTAATGAGCTTGTCGCCATCTAAACGCAGTCTTCTTAATGAGCCTTTCATATCTTGCAGTGCGTTTAGGATAAGACTCACGTTGCCAGATGCTCCTATTACCTGCTGGTAGGATTGCTCAATAATTGGCTCTGCTTTTTTAATGGCTTTAATCAATGATTCGCGGTCTGCAAAATCTTGATCAGTTTCTAATTCAGTAGCGCACTTATCCTTAATAAGCTGATGCCATGCTTGAATCTGATCAATGTTAGTGGTCAATGTGAATCCATTCGACTGAACAACTAACATGGGTACTTGATCGACGTTAGCTGCTACTATAGATGGTGCTGGAATAACATAGGCTGCAAGGTCTTTTTCAAACTGCTGCCACCCTAAAATGAGTTGCTGGCGACGCTCCGGTACTGATGAATAGCATAGAGTCAGCATGTTTTCTCTAGTGCCGTCTGACACTACAAAAATTACATACTTTGCTTTATCAGCTACCAGAAGCTGGTGCTCAAGCTGCCAATAATATTTGGGCTCTAACACATTATTGCTAACCTGTTCGGCCAACTTTTCACTGAAAAGCTTGTGCTCATAAATAACCTGATCATCCAGCGTAATCCCATCAAAGGAAGCAAGCATATTAGGATATTCATCACTAACCCCAGTGACCGGATATAACGGCTCGTCAATACGATCCTCAATAATAGGGCGTGCAGATGCTTCTGCTTCGTGGCCCTTGTCAAACAAGCGCTGTTGGCTTTCTGATACTTCAGGCTCGATACCTGTTTTCTTTTGACGAAGTAGTTGTTCACGAGTAATCCACCCACATCCCATCATGGCGGGTGCTTCGGATGCGGTGAATTTGGATTGTCTAGCAAATAACCATTCGGGTGAGCCTTGTTGGACATCGAGAATCTTCATTGTTGTACCTCTGGTATGGGCAACCCTTGTAAGGTTTGTTTTTGTGCATCGTTCAGAGTGAACTTGCTGGAGAGCATTTGAATGATTTCATCAGGTGTTTTTTTACCTGACTGAGTGGTTTTCCCCCAAGCGGGAAGACCTTTGTTAAATTCATCCTGACTCAGTTCAGGGAGTTTTTTAGGTTCTTGTTTTTGCTCTTCTGGCAGCTCGTCGAACCAATCCTCTTTAGATGACATGCCATCCCGTAGGCTGGCATAGATTTTCTTTAGACTAACAACCTGAGCGGGTTTAATCGCATCGAGTCGGCATTGAATGCGCTTTTCTATCTGCCCTTTGGTTACATTAAAATCCTCAAAGGCTTCAACCATGCGTTTCATGGCTTCTGGTGAAGTATCTGCTTTGGTTTTGAGGGTGACTTCACATTGATTACGTGCAGCTTCTTCAACATCGCCGGGAATGACTCCCAAAATACAGGCACGTACACGGCGCTGCGCTGAGTTCGCGGTAATTTCGTATATATCTCTCTCGTCCTTGACTATATATCCACCATTTTTAGTGTCACGCCAATGACGAACGCGAAACTGAATATGTCGTCTGGTGTTTGTTTCAAGATCCCATGCGAACGATACAACTTCCGAATAAGAAACATTATCTGCACCAACAGAGCGATTTATCTCTTTAAACCCATAATCAATATTACCCCAGCACTGCGCCATTGTTTCGGCCAGTCTAATACTAGCCCCAGAAACAGAAGACCCTCCTCTTGAGTATTGATACAACCCTGTCTCTGCTAAGCTAGGTCGTGTACAGGCATTTAAAATCTTGTCGACTGCCTTGACAGGATCACGTGGATTCATCCGTGCAATCATCATGGCGGCTTGTACTTCAGCAATGGCGCGTTGCTGATCAGATTGTGCTAATCCCATTCCTGTGTTGGTGGTCTGCATCTGCCCACCAAAGGGGTTTTGAACAAGTTCGTTACTCATTACTTAATTTCCAGTCGGTTAAGATTGATTGAGTTCAGGCATGGAGTTGCCTCGTTTTTGATTACAAGCATGACAAGCTAGCGTCCAATTATTTGGCTGATCCAACCCACCTTTGGAGAGGGGGTAGATGTGTTCTAACGTAGAAGTTTCTAGCGTTAGCTCACATCCGCACCAGTGGCAGGTTTTCTGCTTAGCGAATAGCATGGCGCGTTCATTTTTATAGCTGCGGCCCTTGCGTTGGTCGCGCTTATCGAGTTGCACGCACTGACTGGTCAGAGCTATAGCCCTCGCCCTCGCCCTCGCCGTAGCCAGAGCCCTCGCCATAGCCATAGCCAGAGCCATAGCCATAGCCAGAGCCAGAGCCAGAGCCAGAGCCATAGCCATAGCCCTCGCCCTCGCCGTAGCCAGAGCCCTCGCCATAGCCATAGCCAGAGCCAGAGCCAGAGCCAGAGCCATAGCCAGAGCCCTCGCCCTCGCCCTCGCCGTAGCCAGAGCCATCGCCATGGTAGTCTTTAATCTTGCTCATGGCTCTCGAACTCTCTAATTGATTTCTCCGCTTTAGCGGAGCATATAGTTATTGAATAATCCTCAATAATCACTTTCTCCAATACAGGTGCGGAAATTTTTGAGTCGTTTCGTAAACCCGAATTAGCAACACCTTCGTACCATGCAGTTTGGTCTGCTGGACGATGATACCAAATACGACGTGCCTCTTTCAGCACAATCCCTGTTTCGTCAGCGTCAACAACAAAACCTGCATTGATGCCCTCGTTACTGGATCGGACGATCACATACTTACCAATATTCCTTCTATGTAAGGATGATCTTTGAGTATTTGATGAAAATAAACTTACCAGTTCTTTAGCCTGACCAATCGTCAGGCTATTAATGTCAATCGACATAATTTGCTCCTTGTTGACTTAATCGCGGACTCTCTAAGAAAGCCCGCTGTTAAATCAGTTAATAGCTAACGGGTTTGAATGGCTCAATAACGAGCTTTTCTGACATTAAAACTGAGTACTTTGAGCTTTCAGACGCTACTGATAGATGCGGGTACAGTTCCGCATTTTTATCTGTCAGCTCAATAGATCCTATCGTGACGTGATAGAGCCTATCTTGCTCAGGCTGGATAAATTCCGGCAAGAACAAGGCTGGATCTGTAAGAACAGGGCAAACGAACATAATCTGTTGCGTGTGCCGTCCGTGCAGAACGTGCACTGACTTGGCGACGGCTATTTCATTGCGATACATCATTTCTTGGGGCTGTATCGCTTCGCTCTCAAATACCGAGAGGGTGATGTGTGGTGCATGGCTGATTGCCTTAACCCCGACGGGAAGCGCCACAGATGGGCGCTCCTTCAGATAAAGGGCTGCGTATAGCTTCTTCATGCTAACGCACAAAGTAAGGCACGCTTACGATGTGGCCCTTGTCATTTCGGATAGTGTCAGGATGCCCCGAAGCTGGAGCCACGAGGTCTGCGCGGTCAGATGCCGCTTGCAGCACGACTAGCGACACAATGTACATTGTGTTTGCTTGCGGTGTGGGCAATCCATCTACATCACCGAACACTTGGGATACAATCCCGTCGTCATCCGGTTTGCTGAAGCTCACGCTAACGCGAGCCACGCCGACTGACGGGAATGAGCGCCCATCGTTTAAGTTAACGGTGTGAGGGGTATAGTTAATAAAGTTCATTTCTTGCTCCATGTTTGATTGACTTAATCGGGAGCACTGCTTGAATGCTCCCTGTTAAATCCTGTTGCGGTACATCTCACAGTCCGTACCGACTGTTTGGGTTCAGCGTGCCAACCTCACAGGGTGCTTATCCGCTTACTTGCCATGACTTGTTAAACAACTGGCTCACTCTCTGGCTCGCCTTGCAGCTTGTTCGCTGCTGATGGAATTAAATATATAGTTTTAACTATCATTAATCAATAGTAAAAACTATCAATTAGGGTATAATGATGGTGATTAAAACTAACCCGAAGTAAGTAAGGCAGCAAGACAAAGCCAAGAGGCGTTAAAAAGCAGAAGCCCTGCAGGGTGTGTGGGGCGCTATCGAATGGTTATGCGGAAATAGAATTCAATCAGTTTAGGGGGGATGATGAGGTGATTAGCGTTTTTTAACATCTGCGCCTCTGCAAGCGTTTCAACATACTCATATAACTTGTCGAGGCTGCGCTCGTCTAACTGATTAACCAACACATTGATGCGCTCTAAATGTACTCATGTTGACAAGCCTATAAATAAAACTATCACTAATCAAATATTTAAAACTATTGACTTTAGATAGTAAAAACTATCAAAATAAGCCATGAACAAAGCAATACAACAAGCAATTGATCTAGTCGGCTCTCAACGAGAACTAGCCAGAGTTTCTGGCGTTCGGCAATCGACTATTTCCGTGCTTCTGAACGGAAGAAACGGAAAAAATTTCATGCCGAGACATAGTACAGCTAGGCGTTTTGAAGCAGCGACAGGTGGCCGTATCAAATGGCATCAATTTTTTGAAGAAGAACAGGGGATCACTCAACAGGAGATCCCAGATGGCAAGGAATGCCCCACTCGAAGCAGTGACGCTGCTGAGATTACCCACATGGAAAGCGGAGCTGTTGCGCAAAGCAGCGCGGCGGAGTCGGCTCAGTATTAACAAATTCGTATCCTGCTGTATTGACGAAGCTCTGTATGAGCATAGGCAGTACGACGGGAATAAAGCGTTACAGCAGACGATAGGAGATAAACGAAGGTGATGGAGTTTTTGAGAAACCTAGCGATGTTCATTTTAATGATGTTTGGCATCGTTGGCTGGGTTGCTATCGGACTGATTGCGTTAGCTGTAGCGCCATTTGTAGTTGGAATGGTTGTTATTGGTGCAGTTGTTTTTGAGCCTGATATGGAAGGTTATTAGCCTGACTAGCCAAGGGGTTGGACTAGTTGCCTCATAGGTCGAGCGTTCCCGATGTGCGACAGGGCAAAAAATCGGGGTTTTTAATCAGGGCTTTCGCTGTTGACTCCTCCTCTCCTCCAAGCGGTGAGAGTCCTGTTTAAAGATCTGTAATGGTCAAACTGCAACGATGTAAAAGCCCTTCATCATTGCATTAACCCGCTCTACGGGGCGGGTCTTTTCTAAGGGCGAAAAAAAACCGCTTCAGAGTGGAATCAGAAAGCGGTTTTTTAAACTTACAAAGGTGTAATAGATGATAGCAAACTCTCAGCAAAAGTCAGTAGATGTAGTTAAAAAAACATTACGTGAAGTCATTGTTGACGTAATCGCACTGCGCTCAAGAAGCGGCGGCGCATCATTTGGTGAGATCGTGACAGTCATTAGAAACTATTGGCAGCGCGATGATGGTAAGGAGATGACCGATGCGTCTATCTCGAATCACCTGATTAAGATGACCCGAAGTGGCGTATTTAAGTTTGAAGACCGACCCTCTACCCGACCCGGTGGCACTATCCGCTACTATTTCTTAAACGATATTCCGACTACCCCAGATACATCAAAGTTAATATTGGTTTCAACTGAGCAATCAGAAAAGAAAGTAAGCCTACCTCCACTAAGTTGGCAACCTCCACGATCGAATATTCCACGTAGAGCCAATCCTCTACATCAGATTGGGGGTGCGGTGTGAAATTGCAGCCAATCCACAACATGAGCCAACAACAGATCCACATGCTCAGCCGGAAGCCGGAAGTTAGACAGCCGTGTAACCACTGCGGCTGGTGTTGCGCAATGGAAATATGCGCGATTGGTGAGCGTGCATTGCACATTGCAAAAAAGCAAGCGTTTGCCCCATGTCCATTTTTAGAGCAAACAGGCGTGCGAGAATTTAAGTGCAGAATTATTTTAGCTGAACAGAAAGCGGGTGAGAGTGAATTAGCAGCGACGCTAGGTATTGGGAAGGGCTGTTGCGCCGATGCGTTCATGTTTTCCCAAAAAAAGAAATCGACTTGAGTGAGGATGAGCCATTTTGAATACCGCACAAATTCTAGAATTCAAGCAGAACAACGATATGAATAATCTGCCTGCACCTTTAACGCCGTCTGATTGCGATTTAAGCCACTTTCAGGACATGCCGCTAAATATCCCTAAGCTCATGGGATCAAGCTTCCTAGCGCAAACTTTAGCGCGTAATCCAGAGGCTTTAGGCTATGCGGTTATCTTGTGGATGGCTGCATGGCATCAAGTGCCTGCGGCTAGTTTGCCAAATGATGATGTTGAGCTGGCACGCTTAGCGGGTTTTGGGCGTTTCGTCGATCAATGGCAAAAGGTGCGTGACGATGTGCTTAAGGGTTTTGACTTGTGCAGTGATGGGCGTTTATATCATCCCTATTTAGCCGAACGTGCTAATGCTGCATGGGATAAAAGCTTTCAACGCATCAAGGCGGCTCGTACTCGTTGGGATAAGAATGCTAATAAAAAACAAGAAGATAGCAATGCTAACGATGCAAGTGCTATGCATGAGCAAAGCAAATGCAATGCAAATGCAATGCAAATGCATGATGAAAGTAAAGTAAAAGAAAGTAAAAGAAAGAATACCCCCCTTTTATCCCCCCCTACGGCGGGGAATGACATCCCGCTATCCGAGATTGACATTGCAAACCTAGAAAAGCCCATGTCACTGCAAAAGGCTTGGATGCAGGACGAACGCATCAAGCAAACCTTTGCCGACGTGCTAGCAGACTACGAGCTTAAGCCAACACCGATCATCTGGAAGTTCATTGCTGGTGGCTTTGTGGATTACTGGACAGGCTTAGACCCACGCTCCAAGAAGGCTAAGAAAGTCGACTGGGTGGCTACGTTCCGCAACTGGACGCGCAAGGCTGCTAACGACAATCAATGGCGCTGGAAGAAAGACGCGGCGGCTGTACAAGCTCCTGAATCTGGAAAGCTAGCACTCCCTAATTTCGACCTCTCCGACGGTGGCACTCAGCTCCAAAAATGGGCAATTAGCCAAGGATTCAGGGCGGCAAAGGGTGCAGAAAATGGCTGGGCATATCTTGAAGCGGTGAAGGCATGGGTTGCTGAAAAGAATGGGGGTGCAGTATGAAACCAGCCACCACTTACGAAATGCTCATGAATCAGCCACATCACATTGAAGCAGAACAAAGCGTCCTTGGCGGCTTGATGCTCGACAATGCATGTTGGTCAAAGGTGGAAAGTATGGGGCTAAAGGAGTTCCACTTTTACCGTGAAGACCATCGGTTAATTTTCCGTGCTATTGCGCATGTTGTGCATAGCGAGCAGCCGATTGACATCATCACATTGCAAGACTACTTGAAGTCGATTAACTCACTGCAAGAAGCGGGTGGTCTAGCTTACTTGGCAAGTATGGCAAAGGATACGCCCAGTGCTGCGAATATCAGTGCTTATGCAAGAATCGTGAAAGAGAAGGCGTTGCTGCGTGAAATTATTGCCACTGGTTTGCAGTTACAGACTAGCGCAATGCAGCCCGATGCTAAGCCTGCTGAGCTGGTTAATGATCTTTACGCGGCTACCAAGTCTTTGAGCTTTGAAGAAAGCACGTCTGCCGCTAAGTGGTGCGGCCTCTCTGAAGGATTGAGTGAAATATTTGAAGATTTGGATCGCTATGCAGCTACAGGCATTGGTGGTCTATTGGGTATTAGCACTGGTCTTGTGGAGTTGGATCAAAAAATAGCAGGTCTTGAAAAAGCCAAGCTTTATTTGGTTGGTGGAAGACCTGGGATGGGGAAATCTACCTTAGCTTTTAACTTCGCCGCCGAAGCAGCAATTGCTGGAAAGAATGTCGCCGTATTTTCGCTCGAAATGCCGAAGAAGGATATTTTTAAGAAGCTGTGCTCCAGCTTGGGCAGTATTGATTATGGTCGATTACGCAACCAACAGCCTATGGAAGAGTTGGACTATCAAAAGCTCAGTGCGGTGACTAAAAAGTTAAAAGGAAAACTATTCAGTGTTGATGACACGGGTGGCATTTCACCAGCTTACATTCGTAACAAACTCAATCAGCTTACAGTAGATACAGGGCGACCTATTGATTTAGTCGTAATCGACTATGTGCAATTGATGAATCCAAGCTCAAGTAAAGCTATGGATGCCAATTCGCGGATTGCGGATATTGGTAAAGAGTTGATGCAGATTAAGAAAGAGTTTGATTGCCCTCTCGTACTACTTTCACAGCTGAATCGTGCCGTTGAACAGCGCCCGAATAAGCGTCCCATTAATGCAGATTTACGCGACTCAGGCAGTCTTGAACAAGATGCGGATGTGATTCTCTTTATTTATCGTGATGAAGTTTATGACGCTGAGTCAGCCGATAAAGGCATTGCTGAAATCATTATCGCTAAACAACGCGCTGGTGAACTCGGCACCATCCGTACTCGATTTGAGGGAAGGTATCAGCGATTCAGTAATGATGAAGGAGGTGATTATGGTTTATAGCGAAAACTATATTGAACAGCGCATCAATCATTTTTCACAAATGATTAAGCTTGCAACCTCGCCAAAGGCACAGCAGTTCGCAGTAAAAAAGATGCTTGAATGGAAAAGTAAGCGATCTCTATCAACTGTTCAGCGGCTGGAATTGGAGCGCATGAAGAAAGCGAAAGGTAGTGTATGAATCAAGAAATTATCCATTTTAATCGAGAGTTCCCTGTAGGGATTGAGGTGAATCTGCTTCCTATCTCAAAGGGTAGCCCGATTAAAACGACAATCACTCAAGAGGCTCGTCGTTTCTTTGGGGCTAGTGTGGTGAATGTGGCTGGTGAAAAGTATCCAGTGAATATTTCACGCATTCAGAAGGTGAGAGTCAATGTTCAAACTGCCTGAGAAATTTAGAAAACATAACTCCGTGAATGATGAGTTTGCTACCCGTGGCGGCGGCCATTTTGTTGTCAGTTCCATCAAGTTCAAGCAGCAGCTCAATGTAGTCGCCAGTGTAGAAGAGGGATGGGAACACGTCAGTGTATCGCTGGGTAATCGCTGTCCGACCTGGGATGAAATGTGTTTTGTTAAAGGTTTGTTCTGGGATGATGAAGATGTAGCCATTCAGTTTCACCCCGCTAAAAGTGAATACGTCAATTTTCATCCTTTTGCACTGCATTTGTGGCGTAAAGAAGGCACGAATGATTTTGTCGATAAACCTGAGGTGTATTTGCTATGAACCCTAATAAACCTGCCATTGCGCTAGCACTCATCGAGGCGTGGCGCGGGCGCGAATATAAAGCCCATGCTCAGGCCATTGCAGCTTTGCAAGTATTGATTATTCAGGCCATTGAGTTATCAGCAGCGGGTGATTTATCGAGTGAGTCAGAAAAAACCATCTTTTGGAGTCAGTTGAATAATGAACATTGATGCAGGCGATACGGTCAAGCATTTGCCGTCTGGTGAGGAATGGATAGTGGCGGCTCTATCTTTAGATGGCGCGCATTTATATGCCTGTGGCTGGCCTGAAACGATGGCAGGGCTCAGTGATTGCGAACTGATTGCGAAGGCCTCTACTGATCAGCGCATAGTTATTTTAACAGAAGCCGCTAAGTCGGGTGGTGCTAGAGCGCGAGCAGCCCAGTCTGCACTGGAGAGAGGTGATTATGCCAATTGAGTATAGAGAGGGCTCATTATTCGAGTCGGGCGCGCAAGTCTTAGTTAATCCTGTCAATGCTATGGGGGTGATGGGGAAGGGTGTTGCTGTAGTTTTTAAAGAAAAATACCCAAAAATGTTTGAATCCTATCAGCGTGCCTGCCAGCAAAAGCAGCTATTTGCAGGTGATGTGCATAGATATTTTGGCGAGCAGATTATATTTAACGCAGTAACCAAGCAACACTGGAGAGATCCTTCAAGATTGGTTTACGTTGATAGATGTCTTGGTCGAATAGCAAAGGCGATGAGCTTTTCAGACATGGATAGCATTGCACTCCCTGCACTGGGGTGCGGTTGCGGTGGGCTTACCTGGACTGAAGTGCAGCCTTTGATTGAAAAGCACTTAGGTGAATTAAGGGCATCAGTTATTGTATTTTTGCCGAGGTGAGTTATGCATTTATTTTTTAAGAATGGCGAAGTAGTCGCATCAAACAAGCTGGCAATCACTGATGAGATGCGCGCATCAATTAAGAGACATCGAGCGCTTCAAGCTATTGCAGATACACAATCAAGTTTACTACTCATCAGCGAGTTTAGTGCAGATGCAAATACCGCAATAACAGAGCATGTAAAGCAGCAATTAAAAGGTGATTTAAAGGGTGTGCATCTACCTGAAAAGCGCTCACTTAAGTTACTACTGAGGACCAATAAAAATAACCGCGCTGCGATTACTAGTTTGGCTTTTACCAATCACTACAACGAAGGATTTACAACTACCTATGAGTGATGAAACAGAAAGAACTAATGTTATTAGCATGACCAAGCACACTAACAATGCCAAGCATACTTCTGTTATCGAAATGCTTAAGCAGGCTATGGATGAAGTAGAGCAAGATGCTGATGGCTATCGGCCTAATAAAGCGGTTTTACTATTACTAGATGATAAAGACAGTATGTATTCAGCGAGATTTTACAATGCAGGAATGCGTACATCAGAACTAGCGGGACTTACCAAAATTATGAGCGATAAGTTCTCACTTGCAGTCAGTGGGCTTATTGAGTTGTAACACAACTAAGGATTAATCATGCAAAAGACAAAAGGTAATTTAGCATTCGCTGAAAAGTATAAATTGGTGCAGTGGCTTGAACAGAATCTAGCAAGCTTAGGTGGTCGAACGTATGAGTCGATTGCTCAAGAGGCTACCAAGGCACTGGGTTATCATATTTCTGATAATGTTTTAGAGAATATTAATCGTGACGATGAGTTGCCCCATGTGAAGTGGCGTACTTCGCGTGCGGGTGCTGAGCCTCAACTACCGTATGAGCAATTAGTAGAAGAGCATAAGCAATTAGCTGATCGGGTGCGTAAATTAGAAAATCAACTCAGTGATTTACTTTCGGTGAAGCGTCCATTTTTAGATCATATTCATCCACATAGTCCCAGCATTTACCCTCCCTATCGCCCTTGGAGCACTCAAAAGCTGGAGGTAACGTGTGCTGATACAAGCATTAAGCCGATGTTTAAGGGTGATGAATCTAGTCATGCTCAAGCGGCGATTCCCAGCATCCAGTAATGGCAAGATTCACTGAAGAGCAATTCAAGTCAATCTCAGGTGCAGCATGGCGTCAGTCTTTAGCGGCTGCGCCTGAGTCTAATTTACCTGCTGCTTGCGCTGTTTTGCAGTCGAAGCCAAGGCATAAGTTCAATGCCAAGCAAGTCGAATACGATGGGATTAAGTTTGATTCCATCTTAGAGGGTGATTTTTACCTTAATCTAAAACTCCAGCAGCGAGCAGGTATTGTTTTATTTTTTTTAAGGCAAGTGCCTATTCATTTGCCGGGCGGGACTAAGTTGGTAGTGGATTTTCAAGTGTTCTTTTCCGATGGATCTTGCCGATTCTTTGATACCAAGGGGGTAGAAACGCCTGAGTTTTTAATTAAAAAACGAGAGGTCGAGTATCAGTACCCATTTGAGATTGAGGTGGTAAAGCGTGGTGATTTTTAACTAGAGGCTATCCATTAAATGCACTTCATTAGACCGGACTTAAACCCTTGTTACACTGATGCTCATCATCACTGGTGGGCGCGAGCAGTCTTTAATGTATTCGCTGTCTTGAACAAGGGAGCGCATCATTGTTACTGCTGTAGTTTCTACCGTGGTGCAATCGTTTTAGGTCTGCCAATCGGCCTTATGATTGGTTATTTACTAGGTAGTTAAAAATGAGCACATGCGGCGGCTGTAACGGAAATTTCACAACGACTCAAGCCAATACACCAGTGAAACAAGAAGCTCCAAAACCACAAGGTCAAACGCAAACAGTAAAGCCGAACCCTTCTGCGGGTGGTCATCCACCTATGCGGCCTGTTTTCCCGTCTTTGCGCAAGACCCGCTAAGCTAACTTAAATTCTTCTTCCACAAAAGCCACCTAAGCCGTGGCTTTTTTCATTAATGGGATAATTGCAGTGATTAATTAACTGGATAGTCCCATGTTCAAGCAAGCCTGCACTGTGCTGTTCGTTATGCTTTTAACGGCCTGTGCATCGCAACAACAAGCTAAGCAAATTGAGCCTAATTATGTGGGGCAAGGCATTAATGCAACTGAGTGCGGCCCGGCTAGCGCTGCCATGCTGGTCAATTTTGCGGGCGGAACATCCTCAGTCGAGGATGCGCGAAAACTCACTAAGCGTACTGGCTTATGGACACTCGATGATATTGAGAGTCACTTGGCTAATAAAGGGATTCAGCACAAGGTTTTGACTGGTTTCAGTATCGCTGAGGCTTTGCAAGAGGGTGGCGCGGTCGCAGCACTCACCAACATTGGCATCGCCAATCATTTTGTAGTCGCTTATGAACTGCGGAGCAACTTGGTTCGTGTGGCCGATCCTCTATTCGGGATGCGCTGGGACAGTGTTAGGTCATTTGATCAAAGAGCTGTACCTGTTTTTATCAAAGTTGTAAGGAAAGAAAATCATGTCGAATGAACAGCAGATTGAGCAAGAAATTCAAGCTAAGGGCTTGAGTGCGCCACGCCTGACACCGGAATTGATTGAGTCGGTTATCCAGTCTGAGTCATACACGATTTTACCATCGGGTAAGTCAATGATTTGTGAATTGATTTTACGCAATGGCTATTCAATTCGTGGAGAGTCTTCTGTTGTTAGCAAAGAAAACTTTGATGAAGAGATTGGCCGAAAAGTAGCGCGGGAAGATGCCAAAAGAAAAATATGGCAGCTAGAAGGGTATTTATTACAACAAAAGCTCTGGGAGGCTCGGCAGTAAAGCATGAAAGGTTTGCTGCTCGCCGTTTTCTATATCGCTGTGCTGGTCTTAGTGAGTGGTTGTAGCCACTTAACTGTGCATGTGCATATTGCACTGGCTGAGAAAGTAGAGCTGAGGCCGTAATGGAACAGATACTGTTGCACTTGATCGGCGATTATGTGACTCAGACTAACAAGATGGCCATGTATAAGGCCTCTAGCTGGCTCTGGGCGAGTCTGCACGGCCTTATTTATGCACTGCCATTCCTTTTAGTTGGATCGTCGATAGCCGTGCTTGTCATCGGTTTGACGCACATCCTCATTGATCATTATCGCTTGGCTCGCTTTGTTATTTTTGCAAGAAACTGGATCACTGAACCGCACCTCAACTGGGAGGACTGTAGGAATACAGGGTTTACTAGCAAGATGCCTGACTACTTGGCGGTGTGGCTCTTAATTATCACAGATAACGTGCTGCATCTGGTTATTAACTACGGGGCGCTGCGATGGCTATAGAGATTAAGCAACAACCCAACCAAGTCGGCCAATGGCTTTATGTCATTGAGCGTAAAGAGACAGGTCTTGTGCTGGATCACTTAGTTATTGAAGGGATAGCTGATGATAGCAGCGTCGATGCTTGGAACGCTCAAGTAGCTAATGGCATTTTGATTCTAGCGGATAACGTTACCCTCAATAACGTCCAGCTTAGTCGGTTGCATGTAGGGATTGAGGTGCGTGGCCATAACTGTCGATTACTGAATGTAGAGGCTCGCTTGATCTCAGGCGATGTGATTAAGGGAAATGGATTTAGTCCATGGACTAAGTGCTTGGTCAGTCGTGATTTGCTCAAAACGCTCTCTGACGATGAGTACCATCCCGATGTTATTCAATGGCGGGGTAATGCGGATAACGGTGTGATTGAGCAGGTAGAAGTCATTGAGTCCACTCATCCACTCGCGCGCAAAAATTACCAAGGCTTGATGTTCAGTGATGGGGTGTTTCAAAACTGGGTGATTAAGGATGTTCATTTACCTGGCTGTCACCCTGAACATGCAGTGACTTTTTCAGAAGCGCACCAGTGCCACGTCGAACGCTTGACAGGTGGTGGTGCTGTTCGGTTTCGTAATTTAAACGGTGTCGATAGTACAGGCTGTACGGCTGTAGATATTGATGGACAGGTAGAAGGTATTGAAATGATTGATGTGTATAACGCAGCGGAAAAATTAGGGTTAAAGCCTGAAGAAATGACAGTCGGGATTCTTTATAACAATCCCTGTGCTATCAAAAAGTACGACGACTGGCAAGGTGAGGTAAGCCCCAAAGACATGCCCGATTGGATGCGTAAAAGTGCATCGCGTCGTTCAGATTTATTAAAGTTTGAACGACCTGAGTTTGGGATGCGTGCTGCACTGCATTTGCTGTTGATGTATCAACAAAAGCACTCGCTCAATACTGTGCGCAAAATGATTAATCGTTGGGCGCCTTACAGTGGTAATGAGGCAGATAATACCAAAGAGCAAACCTCTGCTTATGTGTCTCATGTTGCTAACCGAATGCGGGTTGATCCCGATGAAACAATTGCAGTGCGGGACTATCATGTAGCTAAAGCGATGCTGACCGCCATGATTGAGTTTGAGAATGGCTGGCTGATGCCTTACACCGATGAGCAGTTGAATACCGCGATTATTATGGCAGGGATTCGTATGCCCAATGAAATGCAAGTGCAGCCAAAACCGAAGATGCAGTCTAAAGAGCGTCAAGGATCAGTTGCTATTGGTGTGGGTGGTGCAGGGGCAGCAGCTACCACGGTGGGCGCGACCGTGGGCTTTAATAAAGAGCTGGTCACAAAAGCTACCGATACAGTAGCTAGTGTTGCCCAATCAGGAGCAGACTGGATGACCGTGCTAGTAGTGGCTAACACGGTTTGTTTAATCTTAATCGTATTGGGTGCATTCTGGTGGTGGAAAGGCCGTGAGCTAGCGGGTGAATTATTGCAGCGTTGATTGTATGAGGCGAGGTATCAGTAATGACTACTCAGGACTTCACTAACATGCTAACAACAAAAATAGGATTGCTAACCGTAGCCATGTTTACGTCATTTCAGGGGTTTTTTACACTACTGTATAGCGAGCCTGTGCGCTCATCGCTGGGTGTTGTATCGCTATTAGTAGGGATCGCCGTGGGGATTGTGACTATCTGGAAAACAATCAGGGACGAGCGCCGGAAACAGATTGAGCACGAGCGGCGTATTAATAGCCGCTCTGACACGGAATAGGTTTAGGCCTTTCTGGTAACGTAATAATAAATAGCAATCGCCACTATAAGGATAAACAAGGGCGCAAGGTCAGCCATTGATCTGAACCTCGGCGCGCCAGTTTTCACAGCTAATCTTTATATCTAGCGCTTTATTAACAATGGTATAAAGGACAGAGTAGGGGATCTGACCGTTGCCCGATACCCATTGACCTATTTTCTTGCGGTCAATATCTGCTAGCGCAGCCAGTCTTGAACCCTTGCTTTCTTCAATCTCCAAAGCAGGCGCTATGATCTTGAATAGTAGGTACTCCAGCTCTGTAGGGGTGGGTGCTTTATAAGTCGATTGCTCACTACTATAGGTAGGGCGTTTTTCTTTAATGTCCATTGCTTTTCCAAAGCCCTGCTAGTCAGTGCTAGCAGGGTGCTTGTTGGGGTTAAAAAAGAGCGTGTTGGAACTCAGGATTAGTAGGTTCAAATCCAGCCAATACTAACGGCTGCGGGATCTCTTCAGGCGTAGTATTTTTCTTGCTTGTAGCAGGCTTTACTACAGGCACAATCTTGCTAGCTTGTAATCTATCCTCAGCCTCCTTAGCTGCATCATGGTTGTGCATGTTAGGGTTCTGAGTTGTTAAGAGTAGGGCAGCTACACTACCAAGGCGGAACGAGCTATTAAAAGCCTGCCTTGCCTCTTCTTCGGATATATCCATCTCTTGGGCTGCTTCGCTCCAGTCTTTCACCCAACCCTTAAGCCTTCCAAATTCTACGTTCAATCGGCGCATAAACGCTTGATCAAATTTAATATGAATATTCCCATTTTTAAAGGCGCGAACGCTCATTAGAGTGCCGCCTTTGCTCAGTTTAAAGTCATTGGCTTTATTAGCTTCCCACTGAAAAGAATTTGCTTCATCAGGGCTAGAAAATCCTAGGTTTCTAGCAATGACTAAAACGTCATTGATAAAGTTATAGGTTTTTTCGGTAATCCCATGATAGCGATCCTTTTCATACGACCACTGCGATGTAACAATGCCACCCATGTGCTCCAGCACAATGCGGTATTCTAGCTGGTAGTGGCTAATACCTTCGGGTGGTTTTTCATACCAGCCATAGCGCCACTCTTCATCCATGAAAGTGCGCTTATTTGATTTATACAAAGATACATTGGCTTTTCTAACCATAGTTTCGACCAAATCAATTAATTGTTGGTCGTAGTAATAGTTTGCATTGCGAATAACCCACATAGTTACCGCATAAGCTGTGTCTACATTAAAATCGACATGCGCATTACCGCTAAGCTTATTGAATATGCTTTGTCTGCTTGAGCTGGAAAGTCTGTTTGTAATGCTTTCATAGTTGCTAAACAATTCTTTCCAATATATGTTTTTTAATCCTGTGATTTTTTGCTTAACTGCTTTTGCAATTTCACTGACTTTTATCAAGCTCATGCATTAAAGAGGGGTCTAGCGAAAGAGCAGCAGTATAGTTATGCTGTAACTTCTCCATGTCTCTATTATAGAGACTAACTAAGACCTCAATTAAATTACTACCAGTGGTCAACTCACGACTAAGCTTTTCCTTAACACTTTCTTTACTCGCTTTGCGTGCCTCTTCGCGTGCTTCCTTGGGTTGTGGAAAGCACTCATCAAACCACAAGTCGAATGGGTCTACTGTAGGCTTATCTTGCCTGTTCCAGCGATAGCCATCGCTACGAGTATCAACCCTTATTATATTAACCTTGGCGCGTGCGCTTCGCTCAGCGTCCATAAAGTCACCTTTATAGATTACCTTCGGGTCTTTGACTCTACGTTGCTCTAGGGCGGATTTTATGGGCTTTGATTCAGTCCATCGCTCAGGAATGATTAGGTAGATAACGGGCGCGTTCGCCTCTTTTATGATTTTAGAAGCCCATAACTCATACTCTGAATAAGGTGGGTTGCTAAATACCACGTCGACCGCTTTATCAATGAGTGTACATTGATAAAAGTCTGTACCGATAGGTGTAATGTCTTTTGAGTGTTTTGATAAAAGAATCTTGCTTTTTTCGATAGCAAATTTATCGCCATCGCCAGCTAAAAAGTCTAAAACCCGACCGTCTCCAGCTCCACAGTCAATAATGTTTATGCTTTCATTTTCTCTTTTTGTATAAAAAGGTAAGTCATTTTTTATACATTCAAGCATAGCTTGAGTAGTGGGATACCACTCAAAGTCTTGGTTATTCTGTTTGAGATTTTCAATAGTTGCATTTGTGCTCATCGGTGTTGCTCCGTTATGCCCCACTAAGGGGGCGTTAAGGTTTACTGAATGTTTAACTTGCTTTTAATTGAGTCTATTACTAGCTCATATCTGAGCTTGTAAATGCCAAAACGCTCTAACATTTCGACCTCTGTATCTGTAACTTCAGAGGTGAGGGCGTACTCGTGCCGCCAGTAGTCATCGTTTTCTAACTGATCATCATAGTGACCAGCTAAAAAATCTTCTAAGTGTTCCTCTGGGGTTTTGCTTGGATCAACTTGAAAGCTACTATAACGCAGCATAGTAAATCCAAAGCGCTCGGCCTCAGCTTCTGAGTTCGCCTCAACAATGCAAAAGTTTCTTGTGTCATAACCTGAGATGCACGAGTTAAGCTCGACTAGATAAGTTTTCATAGTAAGTACCCATTATCCATTTGCTGCTTAAGTTCGCGCGGGTTTTGCATGAAAAAAACCGCTTGTCTAGTTGTATAAAGTCTTGAAAACGTGCCACTCATCGACCGCTTAAATGACTCTAAAGAGAGGGTCGAGAACTCAACAAAAGCAGTGCCATTATTAAAAATAACAGAGTGCAACATAGGTCTATTGCAAGGCATGCTGAAAAAGTACAGGCGCATGCGTGGTTTTGGATAGAGATTCATAAGTTAGGTTCCTGCTAGGTTGTGACTCATCGAGAGTCGTTAATAAATCTTTAGAGGCTACACTCTAGGAATGCAGCCTAAAAGACTTATAGAAGAGGATTAGCTTCAAGATCTGGTAAGTTGTACATGCCTTGGTTCTGCTCTAACTCAAGCAGAAAATCATAATGATCTCTGGTAATTTCTGTGATCTTGCCCAAGCTTATTTGGTAATTAGAATCGTAATCATCAACGTGTTCGCCCGCTAAAAATTGCTGAATGTCTTCCGGTTCGTGGGTGTCTCTTCTTTGCCAGATAAAAGCCTGTTCCGCTGCTTCTCTTGGGGAATTGGCCTTCATGGTTGAGCTAATAAACTCAATGATGCCATCTACATGCATATAAATAGTTACGTGGTAATAGCTATCTATAATGAAATCACTAGGATCATAGGTTTTATAAACAAGCCCATCGCCTGCACTGTTGCCGTGCAATCCCGTGCAGTCATTGTTAAGCGTGCAAAGCACAAGATAAGAGGCCTTGCCCTTAATGACTTCATAGTTAGGATTGGTCTTTAAATAAACTTTTTTACCAGCGTCAACGGCTGCTTTGATGTTGTCAAATGCTGATAGCTGAATAGTCTTGAGTTGCATAGTTCTGTCTCCAGTTATGCGCCACCTAGGGCGCGTTAATAAATTCTTTATTGAGCACCATTAACCATGATGCTCTAAAAAAACTTATTCGCAGTCTTTATAAATGCACATACGAATGCATAAGTTTTCATAGTTAATATTTTCAGGCACTGGGGTCTGAGAGATTACATAGTAAAGGCGATTGCATAAATGGAATCCACCTGTAAGGATCATATAGTCACCGCAATCGCTATCTTGAATGGTGAAAACTGTTCTAGGATGTGTCTTTAGTCGCTCTAATACGGCCTGCACATCATCGCCATAAGTCTCGAATTTGTCGGGGTACTCTTCATAGTCGGCGTTAGGATTGGCTACAAAGCCACCTAATTTTTTTTCTAATTCCTCAAAAGTAGGGTACTCAATCAGGCCGCGCAATTGGCTATCAGTCATTGACTTGATGTTATATCTACCATCAGTATGATTGCCGTTAATAGCTAAGGCAGCTTGTGCAGCTTGTTCTAATTCTGCTCTGTTCATGGGTTTTTGCTCCAGTTATGCAACATCATGTTGCGTTAGTAGTAATCTTAATCGGCGCTACTTTATCGCAAGCAGCGCCTGTTAAAATCACTTAGCGTTTACAGCTTCAAGAACTTTAGCAATAAGGGTTTCATCTGTTGCATTTGCGTAATGCGCAAACTCAAAATATGAGTTATGAAAGCGAGCAATCCACGAAACAATATTTCCTGTGAGTCTTTCCGATAAATGGAAAAGCTCAATGCCTTGTGTAGTATGCCAACGGGCGGGCGGTAGCACGTTGAGCATGTACCAATAGCGCTCCTCGTCCACCTTCTTAGCTATTGGATCAATTAAGCATTTTCTGTCATGGTCTGACATGATTTGCTCGTACTCTTCCCATGCATAAAGCTCTGAGAAGTTCTGGCTAGGTCGATTAGTTTTATATTGATCTAATGTTTCATTGGTGTATTCAACACACCAGATACCAGCTATTAAGATAGCGGCATGGTGTCCCATGCGGTTACCGTCAAGATCATAAAAATAGCGGCGTTCTGTGCTCATGTCCTTTACCTCTAGGTTATGCCCTACTTGGGGGCGTTTTCTTCAGCTTTTACAAAAACAAAGTCGCTTTCTTGCATTCCATGTCTCTTTGCTGTCCCGAGTTCTGCTATTTTTGCATAGCGTATGATGATTTCCTCGGTTAGTCGGTAGGATTTGCCTCTATATGTAATTGGTTTTGTTAGTGTTTTACTAAAACACGTAGCTCCCACAATGTAACCTGTGCTTATTTTTATTCCGTGGCGCAACTTGCGTCCACAGTGGGTGCATTTACAGCTATGCTCATAGCCGACTATTTTTAGGTATTCCATGTTATATCCTTCGGTTAAGCCCCACGCGGGGGCGTTAGTAAGCTATTAATCGAGCGCCACCAGTGGCGACGCTCTCAAATAACTCAGACTAGGTTGTAAAAGGCCTTAGCCTTATCAATAAAGTATTGCTTGCACTCCATCGCGTGATCGTGGCATTCCTTAATGGTTTTTGCCGTAGCTCGCTTTTCGCCGTGGCTTAGCTCGGCTCTATATTCAGCGCCAAGAATGCAGCTATACCCAGTACCATCAGCATGCAGGATCACGCCATAAAATGAGGTAACTAGTTTTTTACCTTCTTTTGAAGTGGTTACTAGTAGGGCGCGACGGGTTGTTAAATCTACAATAACTCTTGATTCCATGATATTTCCTTTTGGGTTGTGCCCCACTCTCGAAAGAGGGGGCGTTAGTAGTGGCTTTAGGTTACTCAGCGTCAGAAACTAGCTTGCTATCCGGTAATGCTTTGTTTTTAATAAGGATAATTGCTTGAGGGTGGATGACTCCATCAGTGCAATCGTCCTTGTATAAGCTCACTAAAGATGGCTTGTAGGCGCTAGTTGCTGGTTGTCGTTTTTCATCGCAGGCGGTTTCTTTGCTGATTTTGGTAATAGCTGGATAAGCGCCGCTATTATCCAAGCGGTAATATTCATTAGTAGTGCTAACATTAGCAGCGCAAGCAGTTGAAGCTAAGGCTAGGGTCAAGATTAATAATGATGTTTTCATGGTAAGTGCTCCTTAAGTTTCCCGACCATTGTAGATCGGGAAACAGGTTAAAAAATTACTAACGTCTTAAGTCTTTATTAACAAGCGTCATAGACCGTGTTCCAGTCTGTAATACTTATTTTTGAAAGTAAGCTAAGCCTTATAACAATCTCACCTGATGGCATTTTTACTACCACCACATTCCCTGCTGAATTAATATCAGCGGTGCATTTCTTTGAGTATGTGTTTACTAGGTTGATTAAAGTGTCAGATGGTTTATTAGGTGAAAAACCACGTAAGTCCATTTCTCTTTGAAGCGGTGTTTTAAAAGGGCGTGGCGGTAAAGGCTCGCCAGCTTGAGCTTGTACAATACTGATAATTAATAGAGAAGCTGCTACAATCTTAAGATTCTTCATGGTCATAGTTTCCTTAAATGAATGACCTGTTGAACGCAAGCGGTGGAAGGTCGAAGCTCCACCACTTGCACCTAAACCCTTAATAGGGTTACTCGGTAGCGCTTAACATCGACTGCTAAACGCTACCTGATAACCTTACTAGGCTGCTTCTACTTGCGTATATGCTGGCTTGGTAGGGGTGGAGCTGCCATATTTTGAGCGTATTGACTCCATATCCCAAGATCCTCGATTAGATGACTTATAATTTTCTGGACGGTAAAACCATTTAATTTTTTCCTTCGCCCATTTAAAACCAAGATCTTTAAACTTTTCCTTATGCGTTTTTGTGTCACCATCAACCCACACCCAAGCCCCGCAAACCTCAATATTAAGCCCTGCTAGGTTGATAATTTCGTTTAGGATTTTGCTTATTTCTTCGCCATAGTCAGCGGCCTGCTTTTCGCTAGCGGCCTCTTTGTTGTTTAAAAATTCACTGGTGGATTCACTAAAAACCTTTTGTAAGTATTCCCATGCAGGATTAACCATTTTCATGATTTCTGCCCCAGCAGGATTTCTATCGGGGTGGAACTTAGAGCAGGCTAGGCGATAAGCCTTTTTGACTTCCTCAAGTGTGAGGTTGGTTCTGTTACCAAGACCTAATATAGATAGAGCATCAGATACTTTCATTTTAGGATTCCTTTTCAGGTTAAGCCCCACTTAGGGGGCGTTGCTTGTTGCTTGATGTTTATAAGGCTATATTTTGCGGCCTCATTTTGTCAAGTATATTTTTAGGCCTCAATAAAGCCACTATTCCAAGCAGACCATAGGTAGGTACGAGTCCCACGAATTAATGGCGTTGGGTATGGGTTGCTTGAGTCACCCCAATTTTTAAAGGCCTCTTTGCCTAAGTTGTAGGCGTTCTGAATAGCTTCCTCTGTTTCAGTTTCAGGGCTGGTTATAGTTGGTAGTTGTTGCCCATAAACCGCACAATACTGTTCCCAAGATAGGCCGTCATGACGCAAGCGATACCAAGAGTTAAAAACATCTAGTTGTTCATCGGTATCGAACATAACAACTAATCCTGATTGTTTGGCACGCTGCATAGCTGCGTGGATTAAGTACATATCAGCGCTAGTGATTACTTCATTTTCAAATCTGATAGTTACTGTTTTCATCTTTAGAACTCCGGTTTGGTTGTGCCCCACTTGGGAGGCGTTGCTGATGGGTTGAATATTAGTTAATGAGGCCTCAATTTGTCAAGGGGTAAATAGCAAAAAAAATTATTTTTTATTTTCTTCACTTTGCTTGACATGAGTCGATAGCTTGAGCTATTCGCGCAATGTACCCGCACCCGCGTATCACCCACGCTCACGCAAGACGCGCACCAGCACCCGCACCCGCAAGCCTGCACACCCTCACGCATAGGCGCATGGATCACACACGCGCACGTTGGGTTTTTTAATATCTATGATAAAATTATTTATGATATGTTTATTGATTAAACCGATTATTAACTAAATAATAATAGCTTTCTTAAATGTTAGTGTTCTTTAACTTAATATAATGTTTTATTAATTTAAGTTAGTATTTTATCTATATAAATCAATAACTTAGATTAAATATAGGTTAATACCCCCTTTGGGAGAATCCAAAAAATCTACCGAGGGTTGTGATCTCCATATAACGTCTAACATATCTCTCGCATAAGGGCCTTATTAACAAAAGAATATAGGTATGTTCCAAGGTCAAGTATTAACACCATCGGGTTGGTGTACCCCGGTCGTGGGGAAAGAGATTGCTTGTATGGGGGGTAGTCAAAGAGTCATTTGGCAGAAAATTGAAAAAGTGGAAAAGGCTGAAGTTGACCTGGTAACAGTGCGTAGTAACTGTCTAAGCTATGCTATTTCACGGGATCATTGTATCAAAGTTCACAAAGCCTCACCCCTAAACCCACTGGTCGATATAACGGGTGATGATATTTATAAAGCCACGCATCGCAAAGAAAACAGATTGCGGCTTCATCATGTAACCCATGCCTACCCTGAGCAAGTAAGCTGCAATCCCCTTTCAGCGATTCAGGCGTTTGCCTTAGAGCATCTGGATCATGAATGTCTAAGTGCTATCCCTGAAGAAAATCTATCTATTTTTAGACGTTACTTAGACTTTCGCTTGGTATACCCACAAGCCTATTTATTGACACAGCGAGCCAGTGATTGCTATCGGATGTGTCATAAAGCAGCGCTGGCTTTAATTGTTTTGCTCTTTCCTCGGATGCGCGCCCATGATGGTTTGAAGAAACCAAAACCTAATACGCTATCTCGTTGCTACCAGACAAACGCGGTGGATATTCTACAAACAGCCTGTTTTTTTTCGGGCATTACGTCCGTCTTGGTCGATAACAAGGTGAAGCTCTACCTTCATACTAAGCGAGGTCGATTACCGTTTAAGCCGGAGTTAACAAGAGCCAGCCGAATAACCGTAGAGCAAGGCTCTGCGTTTGGTATTGATGTGGCGCACCCATTGGTACGGCATGAAGGTAAAATAGTGGTTTTATGAATATTAAATTCGCATCGCTACCCCCTGTTTCTAAGTCATTTTTCATGGATTTGCATAGCCGGATCTGTGCGATAGGTGGCCCCATTGGTACGGGCAAAACGTTTGTGCAGGCATTGCGCATCTTATTTAAAGCAACTCATATTATTCCGGGGCCGGATGGTGTTCGGCGCTCCAGCTTTATTATTGTGCGTAAACGCTATGGTGACTTAGAGCAATCGGTAGTCCCTGCTTTCCAGAAGATTGCAGGGGCTGCGTTTGATTTGAGTGGTCGTAAGTCACCATTGTACGGAAAAATTTACTTCACCGATCAGCGTGGAAAAGTCGAGTGTGATCTGTGGCTATATGCGTTTGAAACCGTAGCCGATGCACAGAAGATTCGCTCCCTAGCTTTTACGGATGGTGCGATTATTGAAGCACAAGAACTGGATAGCCCTATCATTGTGAAAGAGGTGTTTAAGCGACTAGGGCGCTACCCGGCTCCGGCAAATGCGGATGAGCTGGATGATTTTGAAAACAATCCCATGATTACTTATCAACTGCCCAATGGTACGTCGGTGCAAGGCAAGCAACTTACACTGGATTATAACTACACGAATACCACGCATTGGCTTAAGAAATACTTAGTAGATGAGAATAAGGCCAACTCAAAAGGTATTAAACGCAGAACACTCTATGAGCAGCCACCAACGCATATTTGGATGCCGGGTGCTCGACTAGATGGAAGTATTCAAGGGGTTGAGGGTCACTATCAGGGTGATGAGGGTGTCTTTATGCGTAACCCTGATGCGCTTCATTACATCAAGCACAATGGTTGGTCTTATTGGGAAGATATTCTGGAAGAGTCGATGGGCGATGATGCACTGATTCAGCAAGATATTCTGGCCGGATGGGGCGATCATGCTAATGGTAAGCCTGTTTATCCCAAGTTCTCGCGTAAGCGTCATGTGGCGGCTAATGATTTAAAATATATCCCTGGCCGACCCGTTTATGTGGGCGTTGATAATGGGTTTAATAACGCATGGATTTTTACACAGCAGGATCATAGCGGGCGCGTGTTGGTTATTGATGAAATTGTGAATGTAGGGACTGATGCTAAGTCCATTAAAGCTGCACTAAAAGACGATATTAATCCGTATATAAACTTACATATACCCTTGCATACAGTCATATTTATTGCGGACCAAGCTTTTTGGAACGGCGAGGGTGGAGAAGGTAAGAAGCAAATTGAAGTCCTAACGAATGAGGGGCTGACTGTTGAGAAAAGTCCTTTTAAATTCACTACGCCAATGCGTGATGTAGTGGATACCGCCATTGCTACAGAGCAGCTTTTAATATCGCCACGCTGTAATCGTTTGATTGATGCAATGGCAGGTGGGTTTCACTACCCATTCATTCGATCAAGTGGGCAGTTTAGTGAAGAGCCTAATCAAAAAAGTGAGCACTCGCACCCGGTCAATGCGGCTGAGTTTGCTATCTCGCGTTTAATCAAGGCTACACCGCGCAAGCGCACGCAAGGTAATCGAGTGAAGAAGGAGTTTAGCTATGTATAACTTTGCTGGCTCAGGCAGTCCATAAAAACCTAAAAAACTAGAGCCTGCATGGATCTTGTCACAATGCGGGTATGACAGAGCTAGCAGACTACCTAAAAACCATTCTTGTCGATGACATGATTGCTCATAAAAACTCCACGGTCACTGATCGTTTGGAGTGGTGCAAGATTGTGTCTAAGCGGGGCTTAACAGGTTGCACTCAGCCTGAGCAGTTTGAAAAAGAACTGGGTAAGGCAGGGCTTACTGTAATCCCGCGCAAAGTTGATGATCTGTATTCATGGCTCATCGACATGATGATCAATGCGTTTGATGATCTATTCCGCATAGAGCCCACGGCTCGTCCTGATCTGTCTGAAGCCACTAAAGAAAAAGCAGCCAAGGCTATCTTAGAAACCGTAAAAACCATTGCTGAGCAGCGGGCTAATGTTGCTATTCAACAAGTGATGGGTGAGTACGCACAGATTGGCGTTAAGGTGACGCCAGAACAGGCGCTTTCACTCGCAGATAACCGAGGTGCCAAGCTTCGCCCGGATGAAAAAGAACTGCGTGAGGTTGTTCTTTCCATGAAAGGGGTGGCGCGTGAATACGAAACACAAGAGGCCATTAAGGGCGCGAAAGAACTTTCATTGCTGATTAAGGATTTTCTGCAAGAAACCAAGTCACTGAATGAGTTAAAGGACTTTTTGCACGACTACTGCATTTACCCGTTCGCCGTGTTAGAGGGTAATTTCTTAAGGTCCATCAATAAGCGTGTATGGAAGAAAAATAAGTTAGTCCGTGAGCGCAAATTGATTCCTTCACTCGCGCGCATTTCGCCCTACGATTTCTTTTGGACACGCGACTCTACGGATACTCAAGATGGGATGGGGATTGCGATACGCAAAGCGATGCGCCGTTTTGATATTCAAGAACTATCTAGGCGTGATGATTTTGATAAAGAGGCTATTAAAGATCTTCTAGCCGATAAAGAAGTTAGTGCAAGAGAGTGGCTAGTTGTTCAAGAAAAAACAGAGGATATTCCCTTTTGGTCACGTCGGCCCAACGAAACCATTGATGTGTTTCGTATGTTTATTGTGATCTCAGGGGAATACCTGAAAGATTACAAGAAGAAGTTCAAAAACCTAGACACTGAAAAGCAATACCAGCTCGAAGTTTACTTAGCAGATAAGTACATCTTGGGGATGTGGCTACATGATGCGGATTATGTACGCCCTTTCTGGAAAGAAGTCTATGAACCAGTGCCTTCAGAGTTCTGCGGCAATTCGCTCCCTGAGAATCTAGCAGTCGTCAATGCAGCAGCACGGCGCGGTTTTATTCATCTACTGCGCAATATGGGTAAATCAACCAATCCCTCTGTGTTCGTTAATCGAGAGATGATTGATTACGACTCGCTGGAAGAGCAGGAAGTTATCCTCCCCGATAACCAGTACGATTTTATTGCCTCGATTGGCTCGACAGGCAAGCCCGTCGATATGCTCAACTTTCCTAACTATACCAATCAGATTCTAACCTTCATGGAGTATCTGGATACTCGCGCTGATATTGAGTCTGGGATTCCAAAGTATGCCTTGGGCCAAGCTTCAGGACTGCCTTCTGCTTTACGCTCCACCGCATCGCTCACACTGATGATTGATTCCGCCATGAAGACCATCAAGAGCCGCGTTTATCGCGTGGGTATTGGTGTCATTGCCCCGGCGATTCAAGACATTGTGGATTGGGTCATGGATGAGTGGGATGAGGAGTTTGTCAAAGTCGATGCTGAGGTTTATGTACGAGGACTAGAAGGTATTGTTACCAAGTCTTTGGTTATCGGCAAGATTCAAGAGTTACTGCAGTACCTCGCGCCCTTTGTGCAGTCCGGTACAGTTGATCCAGCGGTGATTAGCTCATTGGTTAATCGCTTCATGCTAGAGGCTGGGATGGATGATATGGATTTCCATAAAAGCCAGTTGGAAATAGGCAGTGCGATGGGTCAGTTACAATCAACACCAGTTACCGCTTCTCAAGGACAACAGGCAAATGGGTGAGTTTCTTTTCAAAGCCGAGTGCGAGAC